ATGAAATCGCAACATTTGGCAGGCTTCGACCTCGAAGTTGAAGATGCCGAATGTGTCGTTTTACGACAGGTTTTCCACACCCAAAGGTTGGAAAACCTCGATTTTATCGGGGTTTTAGGGATTCAAAGGGAAAATAATTCCCCTTTGTCGCCGAAAGGACCCCCCACTGCCCTACGCCCGAGGGCGCTTCCTGCCTCCTTGAGACGGGCGGAATATGTAAACGACCGTTAAAGAATTTGTAAGAAGGTAAAAGGAAAAGAAAAGGGAGCACGCTTCGCAGCGCACTCCCCTCAACGGCGGTCGGGCAAGAATGCCACCACCAGATTTACATTAGAACAATTTTTATGAGAGCTTATTTGTTACAGCATAGAACCAGTAGCGATGTACCCATCAGACTGCGGGAACTTCTCTATACCAATCATCAGCGTATCGAAGGCATCAGAACCATCGGTGCGGGCCTCCAGCTTATCCTCTTCGGTCTCAGCCAGCTTCTCTCCACGCTTATCCTTCTTGCCGTTATACACTCCTGCCAGACGGATGGAGATGAGCAGGTCTTCATTGTTCTCGCTATTGATCATTATCCTGTGCTCAGCTCTTCCCACAAACATACGGTTGAGGAGCAGCATCTTTTCGAGATGTCCCATCGGGTTGCCCAGATACACATCGTTCACATACCAGCCATGGTCTGTGAGGTAGTTGGTGATGAAGGTGTGGAAATCATCATTCATCAGGGCGTAGTTGTTGCCCACGAACGTGGAGTCGTAGTAGAAGTTCACCTCCTTGCAGCGGTGATACTCGTAATACTGCATGAACTTATCGAGCAGGGCTGGCAGCTTCTCCTCATACTTCACGAAGATGCTCTTCAGGCAGCGAACTTCACCCCGCAGGTTGTCCTGTCCTACGGCTATCCAGCTGATCAGGGCGTTGGCATCGAAGGCGATGCACAGCGGGCGGTCGGGATCCACGTCATCATCCATGCGTGAATCCACGTGCTGAAGCTTGTCGATATCATACTCCAGCCCGTCCAGGTAGGCGAGGTTTGGCGCCGTATATAGGTTCACGTCCCGTAGATTGGAGTAGAAACCGTCGAGCGAGATGGAAGGGCGCTTGCACATGATGGAGGTCTGGAAGGTGAGGGCAGGCAGATCTCGCTTCATCTGTTTGATGAAATCCATACCCAGCACCTCGATGTTATATACTGAAGAGTACTCTTTATAGAAGAGAGCCTTGGAACGCAGTTGTGCCAGGAGCAGCCCAATCTCTTTGAGTCTGCGCTTGGCATATAGGCTGATGTGGCCAGAGGTCTTGATGCGGTTGCGTATGTCATACTCCTCGACCACGAGTGATGATATCGCCTCTATGAGGTGAGGGTCGCAGTCTTTTTTATAGTTGAGGAACCAGGAGCCTTTTTTAGTCACGGGCATATCTGAAGTAATGAGCATGCCATGGTGATAGTAGTGTTGGCCAAAGAGGTTGACATTGCCTCGGTTGGCAGGGAAAGTCTCGTCTTTGAGCTGCTCGAAGTCGATGAACTTAGCCTCGTCGATGTCGAGGTAGTCGAGCGAGAGGGAGTTAGATGTGCCCTTGCGGTCTTGTGAGATGATGGTGCCGATGGAGCCGTTGTAGAACGATATGGTGTTCTCCCAGTTGGAAGGAGGGATGACAGGATCAGGCCACCCCAACTTTTTGGGCGGTTTGATGCCGATGACATAGTGCTTGCCACGGTGGAAGCCCCATCGCTCCCAGTGCTGTAGCATGGACGGTATGGTGTTGGTGAGGCATCGCTTGGTATTGGCGGAGACGAAGCCGCCATTGCTGCCAGGCATGCGCTGCATGTTGCGCAGGTTGAAGGTGGCATGGAGAATGCTCTTGCCAATGCCTCGACCGCCCACGACCACGTTGTCGCGAGCGGATATGAGGTTGACCTCTTGTTGCGCAGGGTTGAAGTATTGCTCTATCATGTTGTGCCCTCCTCTTGTTTGATTTCCTCTGTAGGTGTATACTCCAGCAGCTGCTCGTCATAGTCTTCGCTCTCGATCTTGATGAGATCCATGGAGTTGTCGGTGTATTTTTTGATGAGCTTCTTGATGGTGCCCATCACGTTAGGTATGCGCTTGAGACCGAGATGGCGAGGGTCTGAAGTAGGTATGAAGACCTGAGGCTGTATCTGGTCATAGCCGTTGTCGACAGGATCTTCTTTGTCGAGCAGGTGATATTTGCCGTATGCGGCGGCAGCTGCAGCCATGGCTCTGGCATCGCCCATATTGTCTGCTTTCTCGTAGGTGCGCTGAATCATCTGGTCGAAACGGTACCGGGCAAAGTCCTTGGAAACCTTCTGCAGGTTGCCCAGTATGAGCTTGATGAGGTGCAGGTCATTATAAGCCATCATGCGCTGCACCTTGTAGTCCTGCATATCCTTGAAGACAAGTTCCTGGTCTGTCTTGCGTGGATTGATGAGCCACCAGACATAAAGAGCCCGGATGCGCAGAATGCGGTCACGCACGGGTGCGGGAACATTCTGTGCATCCATCTCTTCGGGTGTGCGGTCCATCAGGTCGATGATGGCATCGATGTTGGCTGGTTCTCTCATATCTTGATCTCCTCTATCATTTTATTCAGATATTCATGTGTGCGCTGTACGGCTTGAGGTGAGCCGGCTGCAGCCAGCTCCAGCTCATTCCTGCGAATCTGCTGCCTGACTTTTGCCATGCCCAGATAATAGACGCGCCGGAGCTCTGATGCAGGGTCGAGAATCTCTTCACGCAGAACATCCTCCTTAATATCCAAAAGGACGGACATCTCCGAGATCGGAGTCAGGTTCTCTGCCAGCTCTTGCACTTTGTTGAGTAACTCCTGAGTAATTTCCATTGATTCTTAAGCTTTGATTGTCACAATGACTGGTATATCCATTGAACAGGTCGGCAAAGACCTGTGGTTCCGTGGTGATGATGGTACTCTCGTCACGGCTGCCGTATGTCTGGTTTTGGGACGTGACGACCGAAACAACATACTGATCATTCCGGAAAAGCGTCACCTTGGAATGGTTTTCGCCCAGATAGACATCATCGAAGCATGCCGACATAAGCCGCCACAGGTGTACGGTCTTCTTGCTTGCCTTCACATCCAGCAGCATCTTTGCCGACGAGATGCTGCCCGAATCCCGCATCAGGCGGAAACCTCTGAGGAACTCCTCGGAGGTGGAGTAGGAAGACACCCACACGTCAGCAGGACCAATCTGTGAAAGGATCCACTTGATGAGTCCGAGTGTGTGCAGGTGCCGTCCGAAGTATGCCTGTGTCTTCACCTCATCGATGGGCTTGAGTATATCGGCAACTTTAATCCTGGCTGGCATTTTCGGCGAGTCTGGCTTTAGCTACCCGGTCACGGTCGGCACGAGTTACCTGGTATGAGTCGTAGGTGAGCATATCGGCACGATACTTCTTGTCGAGATCCGAAAGAATCTTCAGATGCTCGTATCGGTCGCATGGTTCCTTGTCTTCCATCGCCTTGAGCGTCTCGAAGGTAGATTTGATTTCCTTGTATCGCTTGGCGTTGATATCCCAGAGGTCGGCTACTTCCTTTGGCAGGAAATCGTGATCCTTGCGCTTGCCCTTACGGACAATAGCCACTCCATCGCTATCCGAGGACGGGAGTTCTGTATCATCAGTAGAGGCATTTTCCTCGATGGAATCGCCGTTTTTCTCCGATTTTCCCTGATTTTCTCCGTTATTCTCTGATATTCTCTCATTTTCTCCGATTTTCTCCGCTTCTCCTTCGGCAATGATAGCCTGGGCTTCAGGTATCACGATATCGTTCATCTTCCTGACCTCCTCGATGGTCATGTTGTCGAGACGGATCTTGAGGAACTTATTCAGTTCATACTCTATGTTGGTGCGGTATGCCTGTGGCTGTCGGGTTGCTCGGACATGATAGAACCGGTTTCGGTTGAGACGGAAGAGCATATCTGCTCCCTTGATGATTTCAGCATCCGATTCGTGCTTGGAGTTGAGCCACTCCTGCATCTGTCTGGTAAATTGATGATCCATATTCAATATAATAAGGTGAAAACAAACAAAGGCGGCTCAGGCACGAAGCGAGAGCCACCTAAGCAAATCAGTATGTGTAGTTATGTAAATTTGGGCAAATCTTACGCGTGACCGGTTGCTTCCCAAGCAGAGCCATCGCTGCCCTTAATATCACCTTCATCTGTCTCAAGCTTGCCATCATAGTATGGAGCAGGGCAGAAATCGGTGGCCTCTACGCCGAGAGTTGAGGTTTTTGAGTCGGTAGCTCCGGCGCCGCTGTTCTGGGCAAATGTGGTCTTCACCGGGAACATCTCGTTACCGAGAATGCGGAAGCGGCCATTAGGATCCTGCTGGGCATAGACCAGTTCGTCATTGATCGCCATACGGCCGAAACCGGTAATATCGGCATCAGTGCCGCCGATGATATACTCTGCCTTGTTGAGGAAGGTAGCTGATGGAGCTTCGCCCTGAGTCTCCGTGGTGATGGAAGACTTGAGTGCTACGAGGTCAACTGCGTGCCACTTGGCATCAGCGGCAAGAGTGAAGTCACCCTTATAGGTGGCGAGTTCCTCCAGTCCCTTGGTGGTATCGCCAGGATCTGGAAGCTTTGGCCATGCAAGAATCTGCGAAAGCGGGATGGCCAGGAACTTCGGCTTAATGCCGGGACGAATAATCGTACCCGGACATTTGCGCACTGATTTATATAAATCTTTGTTAGTACATGCCATTTTTTAATCTCCTATATTATATAAGGTGAAACATTAGACGTTTCCGTCAGCGGTAGCGTCCTTGCCACTCTGTTTGCCGCCAGTCTGGCTGGCAGATGATGTGGCTGCCTTCTGGATGAGTGGCTTGGTACCATCATCGGTGATGAACAGGGCTCGCTCCTTGTTGATGCTCTCAAACTGGGTACCGAAGAACTTGGTAGCAATAAAGTCGAGTTTCCATGGGTGATACTTCTCGACCTTAATCTGCTCAGCATCGTTGTTGTTGATCTCGTTGACGCCCACCAGCATGTTGCTCTTGGTAGTAAGTTCAAAGAAAGGAGCATCCTTCTTGTTGGAAAGGACAGCGAACTCAACGTTGCCGAATCCTTCTACGGTGAGGTGGTTGTAATCCTTGTTGTAAGGAGCAGCACCAAACTTCTTGAGGAAGGCACGGTTGTAGAGGTTGACGAATGACTGAGGAACGTAAAGGTAAACCTTATCCTCTGCCATCAGCTCTTCATCGGCGAATTCACAGATGCCCTGTGCGAAATCTACGGCGTTGTCGTCGTTGATGGTCTTGTTGTCGCCCAGGATGTCTGCAACCTTGATGAGGTTTCCGAGGCCACTGGAAAGCTTGCCGGCATCCAGTTCAGTCTTGGCAATGGTATCAAAACCATTGAAGAGGTCAACAGAACCTGTTCCTGTAGGGTTGCGTACTGCCTTGAACAGAACCTTGTCGAGGTTCTTGCCGAGCTTCAGGGCGAGGAGCTGAAGAACCTGCAGCGTGATAGGCACATTCTTCAGGGCATCGCCATTAGTGACGTTGGCGCCCCAGATGGTGGAATAAACTGAGTTAGGTGAGAACTTGATATCGACATTGCCAAAGAACACCTCCAGGGTACGAGGTGTAATCTTGACGTTGCCGTCAGCTACGCGGTTCTCATCGTATGGACCGAACTCAGCACCGCCTGTAAGTTCGCCTACGGTCTCTGATACACGGATGCCTGGGCGAAGAGTCATGTAGCTGAGTGACTTCTTCAGACCTCTGGTAGGCATGGTGATTAACTTATTACGGTAGATCTTTGCCGTCTTTTGCAGCTGTTCCTTTACGTCAACAGGTGCAACAAATTTATCATTCTCTGCCATATTATGCAAAATCAATTAAAACGTCCGATACTTGATCTGAGCAGAAGTCCTGAGCCTTGTTGTCATCTACGGCAGTGTGGGTTTCGCCACCCGGTTCTTTCTCCAGATCCTTTACTTTCTCTTCAAGGTCTTTCTTATCCTTCTCCAGGTTCTTGACCTTATCCTCCAGTTCCTTCTTCTCGTTCTTGACCTTATCGAGTTCCTCGTCCTTGGTCTTGATCGAGCTGGAGTCGGCAGCAATCTTATCCTCCAGCTTCTGCATCTGCTCCTGGGAGATGGTGCAGTCCTTGGCTGATTCCTCTGCCTCAATGCCCTCTACGTTGAGAACATTGTTGATGTGAGTCCATTTCTTAATCATATCTAAAACATTTTTGTGTGAGTTTTCCTTTCCGAAGATTCGTCCCAGGAAGCCCGGCTTCTTCTCATACCAGGAATTGACGACCTTTGGCAATGCTGGAAGATTGTTGTACTTGATGAAGTTCTGTGTTGACTCCGTGATTTCAGCCGGCTTGCCATCCATCGACTCATCGACTAAACCGAGATCGATGCACTCATCCACGGTATGCCATTTAGCTTCAGACATCACCTTGATGATATCCTCGTGCTTCTTTCCCGAGCGATCGCAGTAAACATTGGCAATGATATTGTCTATCTTCTGCTGGTCTTCCTGCTGCTTCTGCAGCTGCTCGATGAGGGAACCGATTTCTTCCTCATTGAGGGCGCTCCATACAAACTGCTCCGTGGAACACTTATGAACCAGGAGCAAACTGTACTTGTTCATTCGGATCTTCTTGGCGCCCATCGCACAGATGGTGGCGGCAGATGCAGAGAAGCCCGCCTGAAAGTCAACCGTCACATCGCCATGGTCCTTGAACATCTGACAGATGGCGAGACCTGCGGAAACCGCACCGCCCGGCGAATCGATGGCTACATCGACGTGCTTGCCTTTGTTGTTATTAAGGATATCGCGGACCATAAACTTGGTCCACGACCCTATATAACCGGTGATAGATATTTGATATTTCATACAACTTAGCGAATTTGATTGCCGCAAAGTTATATAATAAGGAGAAGAAATAAAAAAACTTATTCTATGATTTGGAGCGGTCTGATGACGTCTGTCCAAGTCGCTGTATAGGTAATCAGGGAAGATTCCGTATGTGAACTTGGCAGGTTTTCTGTACGGGTGAGTACCGGATATGGTCGGCGGTCGCAGCCCATAAGGTAGCGAATGCCATCTGCCGTGGTGATTCTGAAGGCTAGAGGTCGGTAGTTTGGATCTATCTGCTCGCACGACTTGAAGGTGAGCTTGGAGGTGAAAATGCGGACTTTTGACTCTACTTTGTCGGAAATCTCACAACTTGACGGAACTTTGCATTGAATTGACCGGAAGTTAGCAGCCGACGGTACAATGCATCTCTGATCCATAGGGAAGACGACACTTTTGAGGTTTTCTGCCTCTGTCATCTCAATCTTGATGATGTTTTTGATGTATGCCATATTTCTAAGTTGTTTGGTTATTTCGATTATTTTCATTCTGTTCGGAGTTGTTCGCCGAAACGGAAAAAAATGTATTAATCTTTATTAAATCTTGTTGTTGAGTTTAAATTTACGCCCTTTTTTGCGTGCTGATCGCGCATTCTGTAGAAGCATTGGCGCACGGTATCCTCATAATCAATGCCAATGCCATGTTGCTCGCACCAGGCTGAAATGAGTGATGAAAGCTTGCATGAGCGGTCAGCGATATCCTTCAGGGATGCCCAGAGGTCTATCTTGAAAAGGTCGGTGATCATCTCCTTCACGGCTCTTCTGGCACGAGGGCCCAGGTAGTTGTACTCACGTATTGGCTTTGCCTTGGATTCCGGAAGCGAGATGGCGATATACTCATTAGGGTGAATGAGCCATCGGCTCTGTTTGTACTCCTCATCTTTGAAGGTATTCGTCACGCTCTGGTGCAGTGAGACGGCATCCGCCTTCTCCATCTCTTCCTGGCTCTCCTGTTCTACAGGCGACATTCTAGCCTGAGGCGGTTTACTTGTGAACCGACGTATGACGGCAACCTCGTTGCCGATGATAGGGAAAATAATTGGATTCCCATAACTGTGGTATGCCCATTGCCTGATATGCGCAGGAACTTTGATGTAAACGACTTTATTCATAAGCAATTTTTCGGCAAAGATACAAATAAAAATTCGAATAGCTAATAATTATTAGTAAAAAACTAATAAATATCAGTAATCTTGGTGTGATATAATTTCGTCCGAAAAGTTTGTATTTTTGTATCGTGTAACTTTGACTTTATAACTCTCTGATAATCAGCGTTATTTTCTTGATACATTTTTCAGATACAAAAAAGTGGGCCAAAACAAAGTTGTAACATAACCTATATGAAGAAGTAAGCCGCTGATACAAAAATGGTTTGTTACAAACTCCTAAAAGTTTGTAACTAAGTTGTAACGCAACTTTGTAAACGTCCAAAATTGGATTTAACCTCCTCTTTTCTAGTTATTTATACCTTCTTACTAACATTCTGTTACAGAGTTACAAAAGATTTGTATAATAAATAAGAAAGGGGAGTGGGGAAAACAGCGGTAGGCGGGGGGAAAAGGGCTAAAATGAGCCTGTCGGGCAGGGCTGGCCATACCTGGTGAAGACGAAAAAGGGAGCGATGAACAGATGCTCATCACTCCCTCGTAACATGAGAAAAGAAATATAAAAATCAGCGAATTTCGCTTGAAAATTTTGCCGAAAATATTTGCATAATTCAGATATTTTTTGTACCTTTGCACTATAACTTGGGGCTATATACCCTATTATATATGTAGGGGGTTAGAAAGGTTCGTTACTATTAGTATCTATCTTGCTCCAGTCGATTGTCGATTGATAATCACCCTTTTTTGCTTGAGTTTCTTCTTTTGGAGAATCACTCTTCTTGCTTCTGAGATAAATCATCTCAACCGGGCTTCCATCAGGATGCGCTGGATCTCTTCTGATAATGCGATGCTGGCTGTTACAGAGGTCATCCGGGTTCAGGGCTTCAATGTATGGGCATAGCTCCACAAATGCCTTCAGCTTCTTGGTAAAGCTCTGTGTCGTTGCTTTGTTAAGGCCAGAGAACTGTTTGAAGTCTGTAAATGCCTTTTCTCTTACGACAAACTCGTCGAGTCTTCCACTCTCCTCAGAGAAATAAGAACTGGCCCAATCCTCGAAGTTTACACCCATATCAGCTTTAAACTTGCGCTTAACGATATTCTCCATAGGTGGCAGTATCTTTACGGGTTCTCCCACGAGAGATATGTAGAAGCGGCAGCATTGCAGGAAGAAGTTGATATCTGCGTTCCATTCGGCCTCAGAATAGGTCTTGGAAAACAGATCCTTGTCGAAGTCATCTCTGATGCTTCTGGTCTCCTGGTAGTCATTATCCTCCGTGCGCTGATGATAATAGTCTGAGAACACCATATACAGCAATCTCGCCTCTGAAGACGGATCGAAATCTGCCGGCACATAATTAGTAGTGAAGGCAATTTTCGGGCTATCCTCGAAAGGTATAGTGAAGCTCTGGTTGTTCTTTGGGTTTACAGTCATATCTGAAGTAATATTATCATAGAAGAGTCCTGTGTTGAGATACCGGTCACAGTCATCGAGCAGCAGCATCTGGGTGTGCTGGGTTACCTGGTCGAAGACATGAGGGTTGTCCATCAGCTTCGGATTTCTACCGGACAGCTTAACGGTCTTCATCAGCAAAGAGAGTGTCTTGAAGAAGAAACTCTTACCCGAACGGCCGTTGCATTCGTTGTCTTCGCCGATTTTGTTGTCCATGGCCATAGGCGCCCATGCTCGTGAAGGAGACTTGTAATGATGAAGCATATACCCGAATGTGAATATCTTGTTGATGAGGTTCTGTTTCTGTTCGGCAATCTCGACATCGGTCAGGCCTTCACCTGCGATATCGAATAGGTGAGCCTTATGATATGCTTCTTTCTCATCAACGCTTCTCTCCTCGAAGTTGTATTCCAGTTCCTTGCGCCAGTAGGTGCGTGAGGCGTTGATCAGATAGCCAAAGAAGTGAGAACTCACGTTCTTGACCTCGATATCAAACTTCGGTCTGCCATCCTCATCGATGGTGCGCGTGATGGTGAACATATCATCGAGCTTCTTGAAGTTATGATCGATGACGTTCTCCTGCCATACGTAGTTCTTGAGCGAGCTTCCTTCACGCTGATACTCAATCAGACCATCCTTGGTTACCTCTATGCTGACACGAGGGAAGAAGAACAGCTGTGAATGATTGGTGTAGTTGGTGAAGTCAAGCGTTATTTCCTGGAGTGAATCGAGCGCAGCGCTGGAGAGCTTCGGGGTATTCAATACCAGGTTGAGAATATCTCGCTTTTCTGCTCTGTCGATGACCCATTGTCGGCAGAACTCACGGATATCTCTTGTGGTGATGAGCTTCACGATGTTACCGGTGATTCTTACATACTTCGTGATGGTGGAGTTCTCGTCGTGGAGCGTGTAGAAACCGTTAAGGCGAAGGAAATTGTAGAGGCACGCAGTATCGATGTAGTGGTCCCAGGTGTTGGACTTCTTGTTGAGCTTGCTCACCCAGAAACGGGCAGGCATGGCCAGCGTCATCAGGTTGCGGAAGTCCTTGCGGGTATTGCGCAGCTCCATCCAGTCACGGAGATCCTTGCGGCCTTTTCCTCGGTTGTCGTGGTAGGTCCTGAGCCATTGTGGCAGCCAGATTGTATGTATGTCAATGTAGCGCAGGGCAAGTTCCGTTCCCTTGGAGATACCGGTCTCGTCGATGTCCGGTATATTATAGAGTACTTCCACATACTTCATGATTTCTCTGTATTCCTCCTCGCTGAGCTTGTAGGTCTCAGAGTTGAACCATAGAGGGTGATAACCGAGAGACTTGCAGCAGAGGCTATCTCGTTCGCCGCTGCAGATGAATGCTTCAGGAAGTTTCTGTTCTTTATAGACCTTCGATTCATCGACGTTGGTCTTGTTGAATTCAGCCATCTCCTTGGCGTTGAACTCATGGTATGCTTTCTTGAGCTCAGCCAGACCATTGATGTACTTCTTAGGCTTGACACCATCAGGAGTATATGAGAATCTCCACTGTTTGCTGAAGTTGAGCGGTTCGTATATCTTGTAGAATTTTACTTCCGGTTTCTCTCCTTCAGCTGGAGAAACCAGGCACTCACGCATGAAGATAGGGTAGTGCTCATTGCTGTATTTGATCTTGACCTTGCGGTCTTTGACATATCCAATCCATTTGGCTGAATGCCAGTTTAGGGTATCCACATGTTCCTGCTTCACGTTTGGGCCAAGAACCTTCAGTTCATCTTCCGTGAATTTATCATTGAGTTCAAAGATGCGGGTACCATCTTTCTCATCGATGGTGGCATCACGTTCTGCAAAAGTAGGCTTGTTTACATCCTTCTTGAGCTCATCGGTAACGTTATACTCTGCTGCCAGGCGAAGGATGGCATCAGGGAAACGGTCGATATTCTTCTCCTTCATATAGAGATCGATAGGAGATTCTGCATTTCCTTCGCCTCCAAAGTCTGTTACTCTCCAGCATTCCTTGTACTTCTTCAGGGAACACGATGGGGTATTCTCCTTTCGGATGGCAAAGTGCTTCTTGGGCGTTCCTGTGCAGTATTTCTGCACGCATTCTTTGGCGTCCGGGTATAATGCGATGATTATGTCCAGTCCGTCATCGGTTGCCTGGTAAATCTGTTCTGCTTTGATCATATTTCTTTTCCTTTAAAAACTGCCTGCAAAGATAAATGTTTGCAGGCTCAAAACAAAATACTTGCTGCCGATAGCCTTAATGCCTTAGGATATGTAGCTTTACGGCTTTGTTGACAGCATTTGGCTGAGATAGGTTGATTTCTGAGAGAATGCGGCTTTCGAATTCCGCTTGTGTCTCGAATCTTTTACGTAGTGGGGGGGGTAAGGAAATCTATGATAGCCTTATACCCTGATTCCAGTGTCATTATTGCTTTCATATTCGTTTATTTTTTCAGGTGTACATCCGAGTGGTTCAGAGCTATGCTCTATATATCTGCGAAATAGGGGGCAGTATCTTCCGTTGATACAGTTCACCCCTATTGGGCAGCTTAGACATTTACTTGGAGGCATCTACTTGTACGTTAAATCTATCGTCGTGGAGAAGTAGCTTGGTGTGGATGTATTCTGGTCGCTGCTCCTCTTCGTTCCATCTGATTTCCCGGAAGTCTCTACCGCCTACCTCACATTCGGAAGCATTCCCACTTTTATCCCATTCGACAATATGATCTTTTCCATCTTTGGTGGGAACTACACCTAATATACATTTGCCAAAACGGTCGTTTCTAACTTCATATATAGTAGCATCAGGGAATTTTTCCTTGATGGCATCCTCTATAGACATAGTTTTAACCTTTCTTTTCATTGTTTCTCATTCTATATTTAACAATTCCTTCTACAATTCCGTCTTCAGCGTCATCGTAGAAAAGATTAACCTCAGATTTGCCTTTATGGAAAGGTCCGTACGACATATCGACCGGAACGCTAGCGTCCTCGAAGTCCTTCTGGATGTACTTCAGCTGTTCGCTGTTGCACTTGATAGTCATCTTTCCCAT